TTCATTGGCTTTGAGCCTTGTTAGCATAGACTAATTCACTATGTCCCATTAATGGTACATATAGGGTTTGGCCTTATGTCCGGTGTACGACCAGGTCCCGGCCCTTACTTCCGCGATGCGGAAATGTGACATAAGAAAAGGCCCTGCCTGAGCAGGACCTAATCTCATGGGGTTGGGATAAATGGAAGGTATCAGTCTGCGATATAGTAAAGGACATTAATGTTACATGTGACATTTGTAAACATTGTGTCATTGAGCAGTCTTACGACCTTGTTGCCCTGATAAAGTACCTGCAGGACACCTCCTGATGTCTGAGATCCGGGCATGATACCAAGTATAAAACAGTTAGCAGGAAGATAACCTGAGATATCAACATCACAATAGTAATGAGGAGTCCATGCTGTACCGTTTGCTCCGGTAATACCTACAGCCTGCAGATAGAGCTGCTTCTGCTTGCCTGCTACGGCTGTCTGAAGAGTTGTGATAGCGCCTGCCTGAGATGTGATGTTAGCTGTGTTGGCATCAATGAGTCCGTCAACCGTGATCCTCTCCCAGTTAGCTGATCCGGACCAAGGTCCCGGAGTCGTGATAGCAACAGTACATCTGTACAGAAGGCTGTTATACATTACCTTTGCACCTACAGAGTAAACTGATGTCGGGTCAAAGTTGTTCTCGATAGAAGCAATAGCTCCTGCGCCCTTTGCATCAGCTCCCGATGCTGCCGTAGATGCTGCAGCTGCATCAGAAAGTGCCTGAGTAGCATCTCCCTGTGCTGAGTCTGCAGCTGACTTTGCTGCGTGAATACCTGCATCGATATCAGCAAAGCCGTTGTTGATATCCGTAAGCCAAGCAGGCTTATCACCTGTAAGGAACTGAGGCAGGTTGTAATAAGTTGTAGAGTTAGTATGTGACATTTCCTATGTCTCCTTTCTTTAAGGGTTGAGTATTGTCTTACCGCTGAAGTCATAATCGTATGCAGTAATGTCATACGCATCATAAGCTCCTGCTGTGAGATCCAGTGCATCATATTCTCCGGCTGTAAGAGCATCCTGAGTATGGAAGTAAGATATGATATCATTTACTACATCACGGACATCCTCATATTCACCGGTGATAGGGTTGATCATCATTGTATAATCGATGAGCTCGGTATCAATGTAGTCCTTAGCATCGGAGTATGCCTGATCAGCATAACCATGTGCGAGCCCGTCATAATATACATCCTGATTATCAACATAGATCGTGAGCAGTCTGATCTGGTTATCACAATAAGCCTTGTACTCAGTTGTGATATCAGCCTTCAGCTGCGTCATGCGCTGATAGAGCTGAAGGTTATTAGTGTTGATAGCTTCCTGGATCATTGTATTGATCTGATCCTCGGTCAGTACCTCGATCTCAGCGAGAGTCGCCTGTACATCAGACATCTGTGTCTGAAGCTCCTTGGTCTTATTGATAAGCCAGTCGAGATTCAGCTCATGAAAATCTGAATAAGGGAACTGATTAATGAAGTTGTTATTAGCCATGATTTTACCTCCTTCCTTTTAATATACCATGATGCAGAACTCTTCGCAGAAGAGATCGGCAATATGCTCATAAAGATTCCAACGAGCAATATCGAGCTCTGACTGCAGCATCTGCTGTGAGGTCGTAACACCGATATTACCGAACAGTCTTGCCTTATGGATATTCGTATAGTTATCCTTGCCTGCATCGACTGCTGTATTCTTGCTGGAGAATGTACCGCTGTCCGTGACTGTACCCGTATGAGTCTCATCCTGATCAACGACATCCTGAGTAGTGCCTACATAGTTTGAGTCATTGTAAGCCTTCTCTGAATGAGTATTTGTAACATCATTCGTATCGGTGAGGTTGTTGACCGTTGTATTGCCGTTTGTACCTTCACCGTTGGCAGTAGTATTACGGTTATAATCTCCTGCATGAGTATCTGTATACTCTTCTGTACGGTCATAGTTGTAAAGCGGATCATACTGGATCTTGAGAGCTTCAACCCATTTCTCGAAAGTACGATAGTGCTTCATGCTCCAGAGCTGCACGGCTGTTGTAAGGAAGTCCGGATCAGAATAGAGGAGCTCGAACTCCTGACATCTCATAAGGATAGCTCCGATCAGAGTCTCCTTATCGATATCTGCAGGAATATGGAGATTATCAAAAACCGACTTTTCGGGGTTGAGATAGTTCTCAATTCCTATCAATGTTATCTTCGCCTGAGACATTTACAGATCCTCCTTCCTTCTGTTCATAAGCCAGCTCGGCCTTGATATCAGTACCGAACATGTTATTGACGAGCTTCAATGAGCTGTCGAGTGTAGCTTTCCAAACCATGAGACGGGCCGTTGCATCTTCCTGCCTTGATTCAGCTTCAGCGGTAACGAGTCGCTCCTTCTTATTATAAGGAAGAGATGTAATACCTATCTCTGCATCAAACGAGCTCAGAAGTGTACTGCGATCCATGAGCATGTCAGTAGTCAGATAGCTGTTCTTGACATTAGATCTGTCGAGGAATGTAAGAGGATTCTCTTCCTTTGTCTGCGGATCCATAGCCAGGAGCGCATCATCATAAACGACTGCAGGATCACCGGAAGCTATCTTGTCAAATACCTTCTTGAGAGACTCAGCTGCAGCTTTGTTCTTAGCACCAAGGAGCCAGACGAGCTTAGAATTGACTATTGAGGTATTAATGCCGGAGTCGAGCATCGACAGGAGCATAGCATAATAGGATATGATATCCCATATACCTCTATAATCAGGAGTCAGCTTGATAAGCTCACATTCGTCATGGATCTTGAATCTTCCGGACATGCCCTTCAGCTTCGGGTTGGCTACGATAAATTCAACCGGCTGATAATACCAGTCGAAGCCGTACAATGCTCCGGGCTGGAAGGTCAGGCCGTAGTCATCAGTATTAAATACACCTACATATCCATATGCAAAAAGGCACCAGTAAAAGAAATCTCTTACCTCACCCTGCCATGTATCAGGAGTACCCGTAAAGTCAATGGTCGATATCGCCCTCTGGAATAATGACCTCTGCCAATATGCGTAGGTCACGGAATTACAATATTTCAACATGCTCGGCTGAAGATGTCCGGTTACATTGTTGATCTGTTCGTAATTCAGCGGTAAGTATCCAGTAGGTATAGGATATTTCTTAGCCATTTGTTTGTCCTTTCTATGAATCAGGCCCCGGCTCATAGCCGGAGCCCTCATCATGTTTTATAGGAAGTTATGACAGTTATCAGCTCATAACGAATACTACGAAATTCTCCGAAGGATCGCCTACAGAGCCGAGTCCGAAGTCAAACCATGTATTTACATAGTTCTTACGGGCTTCGGGGTAAGTCGTTCTTGCTGCTTCGAACTGAAAGTCAGTAAGAACAGCATCCTTATCGAAGAGAACACCGAGTACATAGCCAGGCTTGAACTCATAAGGTGTATCAACAGTTGTCTGTCCGCCTGAGATCATATCCTCGAGCCAGCCCGGAACTGTTACCTTAAAATCGATAGCAGCCTTATTGGAGTCAGACAGAGAGAATGTCTGCCAGAAGTCTACAGCCTCGAACTGCTCGGGCTGGAGATATTCTGTATTGAAGATCTCGGGCATAACCTGAGCCTTGGCCTGCTCCCAGATAGGTGTATACATCATGAAGCGCTGCTCTGACTTAGGAGTATGACGGAGGATGTAATGATCACCGTCAGAAAGTGTGAGCTTAGGAGCTGCATGATAATACAGGGATCTCTTTGTCATCATGTTAGAAATGACCTTAAACTCAGAGATGAAGAAAGCGAGGAACTCCTTGAGGTAAGTAGTCCTGAGCTGTGCGCCTGTGTAGGTTGTACCAAACTTAGCATTGTATGCTGCAGTAAGGTCTACGACAGTACCAAGAGTCTTGATAGCAGAGTTAGCATCACCGATAGCGCCTGCAATAGCGATACGTGAGAGCAGGGTTGTTCTGTTGTGAGCTTCCTTGCGCTGCTCGATATCGTTGCCCTTCTCTGTGAGTACACCTGCCCAGAACTGAGCCCATTCATCCTCACCGGAGAATGCGATCTTGATCTGGTCCTCATAACGGGTGATGCAGTCCTGCCATACAATGCTGTTGGCAAAATTCATCTCGAGAGGATGTACAGGATGCTGCTCATACTGATCCTTAGTACCTGCAGGGTTTTCACCGGAAGCATCGTTACCATAACCGTCAGCAAAGTTTGTCATCAGGTCAGTATTGAATGCACCGGAAGGAAGCGCCCATGTAGAGTAATAGGAGATCTTCCTGATCCTGTTGTTAAAATAACCGGAGTTGATAGAATCGATAAGCCAGAGCGGAGCCTTGTAAGGTCTTGTCGCTGTGAAGAGACGAGCACCTACAATAGTCAGCGCATTGAAGATCTCATCTGTCGAATAAGTCATTGCGATCTTACCGGCATCCATGAAACCCTGTGCATCGATAACAGAAAAACTATCCTGACCGGTCAGCTGAGCCATGACTGCGTTCATCAGCGCATAGCCGTCTTTTCTGTTGATAGACATTTTGTAGTCCTCCTTTAAGTTTTATATAAGTGCTTCCTTACATGAAGCTCCTTACCATGTTTGTAAGTGACTCCTGTTCTTTTGCTTTAGCTTCAGCAGCTGCAGGAGCCGAGTCGGAATGTACATTATCCTGCTGGAGCTTTGTTACCTTTGCTTCTGCTGCATCTTTTGCCTGCGTAAGCTGTGCGAGCTGTTCTTCCTTCTCCTTGATCTGAGACAGTAGCTCATCCATTTGAGCCTTCAGCTCGGGAGTAATTTCCTGTTTTTCGTGCTTAGCAGGCTCCTCTGTTTTCTGCTCTGCCTGCGCTTCCTGAGCTTCATCTATTGCAGCGAGCTCATCGATGTCCTTTTTGCTGTACCCTTTTGCCAGGAGCGCCAGAGTATCTTTCAAACCTACCTTTGCCATAATGTCATACCTTCCTTTATATAAATTAATAGGACTCTTTGCAGGCCTTCATGGTCTGTCCGGGATCAGCGGAACCTCAGAAAGCCTCCCCGGCTGTGTGATCCTCCTTGAAACTAATCAAGGCCTGAGGAATATATTACAGTCCTATTAATTGTACTATTAACATATTTTGTGAGTAAATTCAATGTTTACAAATATAAAACCCTGCCGGGGCTACCAACATTCCGACAGGGTTAGAAGAATGCAAGGGTCCTTCAAATAAGGTAATTGAATTATATCATATATTGTTAAACTTGCGCTTATGCTGATTATCTAATACCTTTAATGTAAAATAGAGCTGCTGATCAGGCGGTACCGGAATGTAGTTAGGATCCCTGCAGACATATACCTCAGTAGGAAGATATGTACCCTGATCATAGAGCTCATTAAAAGCATGACACCAAACTTCCCAGTATGCGCCTGTACCATTCCTCTGATGATCTCCTTGAGTCGTATGTCCTCTGGTAGAGGATCCCTCGACCTTGGCAAGCGGAATGATAGCTGTTGCATTTGAGTTAGCGGAAGGATCAATATAGGCATTGATATTACGGCATATAAAGGTTGTATGTCCTGCAATAACTACACCGCCCTCATAATGGACCATTGTGATAATGTCACCGTGCCGTAAATCATCCAGACTGCCGGTATACTGAAAGACATTGAAGCCTATTCCGGATAAGATACCATTCATGTATCTTACACCGGGGCTCGTATCGGCTACATTATAGCCTGCTGCATTAAGGCAATGGAATACAAGGCCTCCGCAGTCTACACCGTCTGCATAAGATGCAGCATGACCGCCTTCCCTGTAGCCGTAACCTTCATCCCAACATATACTCTGTGCGAGAGACAGAGCCGTGTCCATCATTGCCATAATAAATATCCTTATTCAATAAAGAAGCCGGAGTTAAGATAGTTGTTGATCTGCTCGACCTCAGCTGCGGTACCCGTGACCGTTGCATCTGCTCCCGAGCATACGCAGAAGCCGGACAGAGTATTTAATGTCTTTGTCTGATATAAGGGCCTTCCGAGCTCCTTATTATTCTGTCCTACGACCTCATAGAACTTGGCATTGAGATAACATGAAGAGTGCTGAGATATAAATGATCCGGAAGCTCCTCCGCCTGCAAGAGTAGGATATTGCAGCCTTACAGCATCAAAAGCCATACCTCCTATTGACTGTATGGAATTGAATACTCCGCCTGCAGCTCCGATTCCGCCCATAGCAACAGAAGTAAGAGCTCCTGCTGTAGCATACTGCATATTAAGATTATTCTGAATCTCTCCGAGCATGTCTCTGGTCAGCTGTGAGATCGTTACAGGTACACCTGACTGTGCCGTGCCTGAATAGATCATTACATTTGAAGTCTTACCTCTTACAAATACCTGGCACTGTCCTGTGCAGCATTCTGTCCTTATTGTGACATAAAGGGTTGTTTCATCGATAAGTGATGCAGGATCTATCGGAATAGTACCAAAAGGTCCCATGAATAATTCATAGGAAGTATACGGAGCATTATTCATATACTTACCTATTGAAGCTGCCTGAGGATGCTTAGGAAGAGTTATCTCGAGTACCTGACTCTTGATCATGGTACCCTGAGTCAGTCTCTTGATCGCAGGGGGGTTATTCTCATCCTGAACAGTAATTGTATAATATCCGAACTGCACATCATTATTAGTTGCAAGAGACTCATTCTTACCAAACGGCAGAAGGATGACTGCATTTACATACTGCAGAGGATTCATCAGCGCCTTCTGCATAGCCTGCGAATATTCTGTAGTCTGATCGATACCTGAATACTGCTGAACATCGAGCAGATAATTGATGAATGTATAACATTCCCTGTCATCCATCCAGTAATAGACATTAGAGCCGATCTGCTGATTAACAAGTGAATCTGTTATAACATCTCCGGTAATACACCATACATACGAATGTCCGTTAGAAAATGAGAAGGGATCCGTAGCAGATGTACCGTCAACGGATCCGGTTGCCAGCTGTCCTGTTTCCTTTATCTTGGAAGGATATATTGTATCAAGGATGTACTCATCACGCTGTGAAGCTGACCTCAGGACATAGTGAGAGCCTGAGAGGATCTCTGACTTATGAGATGCCATAGGATCTATCTCGCAGGTGATATACCAGAAGTTATTATCGGATGTAATGTCTCTTACAAAGTAATATCTATGAAAATCGGCTACATAGCAGTAGTTATAATCAATAGGATTAGAGCCTATCGAGAGCTTAAATGTAGGATTCATCAGAGATGTACTCTCCAGAAGTGTACATCCGTAAGAAGCTCCGGCAGCTAACTGTGCAGCTGTCGGAACTTTTGTGCTGTTCGGGCGCTTCTTAAATGTAAGAAGGTTTATAGTAATAGACATAATATATCTCCTTACTTAAGATTATCGAGCTTATCTGTAAGCCTGTTCAGAGCTTCCGTCATATTTTTGATAGCGTCTCGATTCTCCGAATTGGCCTTGTCGTACATCTCGAACATCTTGTCAGTATTCTTCTGCTGGTTGTCGAGAAGGTATTTACATGCAAAGAAAAGGCACACGGCACTAACGATCGGGAAGCCGAGAGTCGATATCATTGTCATTACTTCATTCATTTTACTTCACCTCTTAAGATCTTATTTACAAGGCCCTGTATGCGGTTGTAGTCATAGCCTGCCTTGGCTAAGTTATTTCGTCTGGTCTGTCCGTTGCCGTACTTGCCCTTGATAACATCCTTTGCTACCTTGATCTCCTGATCAGTATAGCCTGAGTTATTAGAAGGCGCAGGAGACGGTGCCGGAGCTGATACCGATGCAGGATATGCCGGGCGGCAGATTCCATAAACTGTAGAACTTGAAATACCATAATTGCCCCTTGCTACCTTATTGCCCTTGTTGCCCTCAATAGTTATATATTTGCCGTCTCGAACTTCCTCGATGATGCCTACATGCTTATTCGAGTTGAGAAAGATGACATCACCGGGCTGACCTGTTTTCTTATCGACCTTGTAACCCTTGTCCTTCATGTAGCCCCATAAATACTTGACACCTGCAGCGCAGTTATTCTTGGGAGCAGGACAGCCGAGGAATGTTCTTGCCGGATCCGGTCCCATTACCTGACAGAATAACCAGCAGATGAAGATAGCGCACCATTCAGCGCCCCATTCAGCGCCCTGCTTCTTGGTATTAAACCATTGCCATGCTTCCGTATCGAAATACTTAGCATACTTGGTCTTATTACCGGACTCTTCCGTATAACCTATCTGGGATCTTGCGAGATCTAATATCTGTTCTTTCATGGTAAAATACCTCCTTTATTACCTGCATAATATCACAATTATTTATGGAATAATATAAGGCCCTCCCCGAAGGGAGAGCCCTGATAAGTAAGACATTTCCGGAGCGATGCAAATACTCGAGGTGATTCAAGTATGGAAACAACGGAAAAACATAGAGAATAATTATGAGGTTACACTTCAGACATAAGCTCCTTTGTCTGTCTTACGATATCAGCTACATGCTTGTTGGTGATAGGAAACCATACACGGTTATAATACTTATCACCGACCTTATCAGAAGGGAACTGTACCAGATAGATAACATCTCCTGCCTTGTACTTGTCTCCGTTCTTCTTGACTGTCACTTCCTTGAGGATGCAGCTCTTGATCTGCACACCATTTACATCGAGGTCGATCATGACGATCTTGTCATTCTTCGTTGCTCTCGCTGCGAGGACCTTAACCTCATAGTTACCTGTTGCCTTAACTTCCTGATTTTCTGTACCAAACATAACCGGGTACCTCCTGTAAAAATATATATCCGTCAGCTCTCGCTGTTAGGATCAATCCTCCATACATTCTAAAGCTATCTTAAGCGCATCTGCGATATCCTGCATCTCTTTATAAAACTCAGGGGCTTTACCCTTTTCCGTGAGATGATGTTCTACATGATGCAGCTCGTCTCTTAGTATCATTTTTGCTTTTAAGATCGTCATATCAATTAAACCTCCTATAAAGTTTTGAGTAGAACTCCGGAAAAGTATCTACCTGATCCTTAAGATATTCCAAACCTTCACCGGCTCTGCTGCCTGTATGCAGTATCTCATGAAATTCATCACCTTCCATTTTTCCGATAGACATTGAAGATTTACCATATAGAAAACCAGTATATCCGTTATCGGAATCATATCTGATAGTTGCCATTTCAATCCTCCAAGAATTTGAGATCAGCAACATCTGCCGGGGTTGCATAAGTATGAACTTCCTTAATCTCTATATTGATAGTATTAAGAGTCCTCTTATACTCTTCTATCTCTGACTTAAGCTCAAAATTATCTCCCTTAAGAGCTGTTACCTCGCACTTGAGATCATAGATCTCCTGCTTTGCATCCTCGTCATAGTAATCAAACATGACTCTATGGATAGCAAACATCAGCGCAAAACCGCAAAAGAAGGATGCAGCGCCTATCATGAACTCAAGCATACTTATACCTCCTTGCCGTTGACTACATTGCAGTAGTTCTGATATGAACAGTACCTGCAGGCCTTCTGGTGCTCGTCTCTGTATACGCAGCCCTGAATCGAGATCATAGCTATCTTGTTTACCAGCATCTGAATATATGTAGCATCTCCGGGAATACGGTACATGATGCTGTCCTCTGTCTGGGACTCGATGTAAGGAGTCAGCTCCTCATACTTGCCGACAGCCGTAATGAAGCGGTCAAATTCCTCATCCTTGTCCTTCTGCATATCTCTGCCGACAGCATAGTAAGATGTCTGCGTAAAGCTTGAATAGTTAATGGATGTTCTCATAGATTTTGTACCTCCTGTTCTCTATGTAATATTAAGATAACATTATACAATGAATAATGCAATGTATAATTTATTACAATTATATTACACGGCAAATATCTTCCTATAGTTCATGATCAGGTCATACATGGAATATTTCTCAAACTTCATCTTGTCCTCGATGCACTCTACCCGGAGCTCCTGACCATGATCGATAAAAAAGAGCTTCTGGTGATTCTCTTTGTTGAGATCCCATTCATAGCTGAACGGTCCCTGCGAGCTGCACATATAATACATACCGTCTGACGGCCTTCTGTATATATACATATCCTTACTCTTATAATGTATCTTGTGCAGGCATTGCATATTCTTAATGGATAATTTCTTTACATTAGAAAAGTCATTATTTGCGAACTCTCCGAAAAATGCCTTTTGAGCCCAGCCTGTACCTCTCATGAGTCGATACATTCCGGAATGAAGCTCATCCTTGGTAAGCGGTATCTCCTGCTGGGTAATGTAATGCAGCAGCATACCTCGCTCCCAATTATAATAATGAGACTGTTTTCGGAAAGCCATTTCTGCCATGTCATCTACTATCTCGAGCTCATTTGTGACCGGAGTTGAGATCTCTTCCGAGTTGGCAAACAATGCGAGCCTTAATCTCTGTCCTCTCTTGACCTTATCTCTCATGACGGTCATTACAAAATTAAGGAAGGTCTCACCCTCTTTGCGCCTTACGACTTCCGTTGCCTGCGGTACAAACTCATCAAAACAGATCCAGGAAGCCTTGCTCATGTCGGAGCCCTTTACTTTGGATACACGGTTTAAGCTCACAATGAGGCCAATGGGCGCTCCGATCGGCTTGCCTTCCTCGTCACAATGGTAAAAACCGGCTATACCTTTATCGATAAGATGCGGTTTGATATTCCAGCCAAAATCTCTATTAAGAGGGACAAACGGATCCGTATCTATCTTCATGTCCGGGTTGGATGCTCCGGTACATAGCAGCTCTACATCGTCATTAGTCCTCTTCATATAGATGAAGAACTGCTCCGAGTCGACCATATACCGGAGGAAGCTGTATGTCTTACCCGGTCCTCTTCGGGACCAGACAACATAAATGTCAGCATCCGGATAGTCGATTACATCCTTATAGAAATGATAATAACCATCATCAAAGTCATATAAATAGATATCATTTACTTCATCATAATCACAGCTTTTACCTATCATAGATGTCAAAATTCTCCTCTCCGTAGTATTCAAAGTAATAATCATCAGACATGGTATATTCAAACTTCTCTACTGCATCGAGCTCATAGTCACACGGCTGAAGGTCTATTGAGTCTCCGATCTCGTTGCCGAACTCATCTTTATATATGCCCTTATCCGAGAATATATAGAAGTGAGTCAGCTTGCCTGTAGTCTCTCCGTCAAATATGAAGCCCCTGCAGAAGTTAGATAGATCATCCTTGAGACATTTTGCGCCTGTTTTCTTCGGTACACCTGCGACCGTGATATGCAGCTCATGATCATCAGCTCCTCTTCCTGCATATCTCTTGGATCCGAGCACTACAAATTCCTCATACTCGGAATCGGGCTCTGCTACACCGAGCCAGTATTCCTTATTACCTACCTTAACAGCGCCATAGCCATTAGCTCTCAGGAGCTCTTTACAATGTTCATTATATTCTGCTATCTTGTCCTCATTCCAGTCATCAGAATAGCAGCTGTCGGTATCGGAGTAATACCAATGCGGAGGATATGCGAGCTTGCCTTCATCATTGTAATAGCAGTTTACACACTTTCCGAGCTCAAAGAGATTCCGGAACGCATAAGCGGTACAATATGTACCTATTGTATAACTCAGCACGGTATTCGGATTCTTGAGGAACTTCTCATACTCTTTCTGCATATCCTGATCAAAGTCCTGCCTGTACTCTCCTGACTGATAAAATGCGGTATCTCCTTCTTTATTTATCTTATACTCGCCTGCTTCCGTGACTTCAATGAAATTTTCACGGACAGGCTTCTGGACAGTAAGGCCATAAACCGAATTTACTCTCATCTTGGCAAGGGCATAAGCTACCGGATCAGAATCCTTAGTCGGTTTTCTCTCACACTTTTCTGCAAACAGCTCATAGACATAATCGGTAAACCAACGGGGCAGATAGTCCTTCTTGGCATACTCGACCTCGGTACATTTGCACTCATCCCAGATGTACTGGTCAGCCAGTACCTCAAGATCTATGTCGCATATATACAAGTTTACATACCCTGCCTGCAGGATCCTTCCGTTATCTATTCTCATGTTGATAGTCTGCTCACACTTGGAAGCCTGCAGGGCCGGCATAGGAAAATACCTGTCCTTAAGCCTTATATTGACAAAACTTATCTTGAAGATGAAAGCATATCTGTCATTATTACGCAGGATATACTCAGGATCGACTGCCTTATCCATAGGAACGAACTTTGAACAGGGGTATTTGAAGGCGCACAAACAAAACGGATATGAACTCTGGAAGTCCCTGCATTTAGTTATGGTATCAGCCAGAACATCTGAGATATAAAAGCGGTTTGCATGAGAATATCCTCCATGATAGAGCTTCATGAACTTGATCAGCTGGTCGAAGCTCAGGGCCTGTCTCTCGAAATCTCTATGGCCGTTATGATTCTTTGCTCGCTCCCGGACCTCTTCTCTTACTATGCCCGTTGCCGTATAGACAATGGTATTAATATTCTTATGTAATGAGGTGCAGAACGCATCAAGGCACTCTACGAGCGCCAAGGTATCATTCTCGATATACTTAAGCTCGGCTCTGGTAAACTTATGGTCCTGATCTCTGATAAGGTCATAGTCCCATGATCCGACAGCCTTTTGATGATGCACATTAAGGTCCTTGGCCCATTTTTCAAGTTTGCATTGAGACAGTATCAAACTATCTTTTAATATAATGCCGTTCTCAAAACCAAACATGATCGGATAATGAGGTTTGGTATTCAGCTGCTTCTTGGGAGCTCCGAACTTCTCCATAAAGAACAGACGCAGGAAGGTCCAGTCATACGCCATGTTATGCCAAAACAGGTATGTCTCATCACCCGGAAGCGCATTATGTATCATCTCAATACAAGTGATCATGTCTGACGGCTTATTGCCATACAGAGTCACGATGTTTGTATTATAAGCTCTAATTGATATAGTCCATGCGCATACATGATTCGGAAGCGGATCCTTGGATATCTCATGACTCTTGGATGTCTCCGTGTCAGCTGAGATTATTACATCATTCCATGTACCCTTTTGAAACTTGCCCTTTTTCTTGTAATACATGATATTCCGGTTAAGTATCGAATAATCGAACTTATCCCAGATCATCATGCGGTATCTATGATGCTTTTTTATATAACTGCTACGGATAGCAGCTATCTTATAGAGCTTATCTGTCATAACTTCCTACTTTATTATCAGATAAATATATTGTTTACATTAATGCCATTCTTAAGCGCACGGTTGATCGCATCGTTGAGGACCTCATCATCAGTATACTTTGCGAACTGCTGAACTCGGTCAAGGTATTCGGAATACTTCTCTCCCTTCTGGGCCTTCAGCTCCTCCGGATCGACTCCGGTGAGATCGATATTGTCCTTAAGGAACTTCTCGAGATTCCTCTTATTTGCCATAAGGTTATATTTCTTCATTACGGCAGCAACAGCAAACATCTGAGTAGAGCCTACTATCTTCTCGAGCTTGGCCTGCTTCTTTGACTCCCAGAAGCGCTTCATATCATTGTCAGACATCCTGAGATCATACTCGGATAAGTATTTCTCATTAATGGTCTTATTGCGCTTATCCCAGATACGCTTAACACCTATTGTCTTACTGATATCCTCTCCTACTTTAGACAAGCCCTGACCTATTGTCGATGTAGCTGATCCTAAGAACTCTCGCATCATTTTATTTTGAGTCTTAAGTAAATAGTAGTTAGCTCTATATAATGACTCTCCGGACAACTCCTTGATACCATTGTTAATGCTAAGGAGCTTCGGATTCTCAATAAATCTTGGCTTACCCTTTTTACCCGTTGATTTGATGTCCTTCATAGCTGTCTTATAAGCATACTGAAGTACAGCTTTCATACCGGGCTTTTTGGCAGCTCTCTCGAGACGGACAAGGCGCTGGTTAGCTCTCTTGGCCAGCTTCCTGTTCTCCTTTGCTATTGCTTCCCATTCTGCTTTCCAGTCCTTCCTCTTCGTTGCCATTGTCTATACTCCTTTTGTCAAGCTCCTGCTGCAATTCAATGATCCAAAGCATCATGATAATGACATACTTAGGCGGTTTACGGCTGCTGTTGCACCAGCTATAAACAGTCGAAAGCGGTATACCGAATTTTTCCGATACACCTGCCGGATCTGAATGAAGCAGATCAATAATTGTGTGAATAGTTAATTTCATAAGTCAAACCTCCTAATATGTCTATTATAACTATGCAATGTGTAATGGTAAATAACATTTTTATGACATTTCCGCATCGCGGAAGTAAGGGCCGGGACCTGGTCGTACACCGGACATAAGGCCAAACCCTATATGTACCATTAATGGGACATAGTGAATTAGTCTATGCTAACAAGGCTCAAAGCCAATGAA